CGATTCTGGAGCCTCATGAATACGTTCGCGATACGATTCGTCGTCCTCTGTATCAGAACCACCTTCAGATAGAGTTATATTACGCATCGTATCCACATAAGCTATAGGATCAATAATTGTACTTATATCGCCCGGCTTAAACCCATTGCCTCGCGCCCCGGCAATTTGTGCTTCTGCTTTTACGGATCCATTAAGTTGACCTGGTAGAATAACCAAATCCTCAACAGTAGCAAAATATTCGCCACTTCCAGTTGATATTCTAGTCCACTTTGGAATAATGACAGAGTTCGTGCGCACTGCTGACAATGTTGCTTGAATTGTTGTAGTCGCTTTCGTTGCCTTTAATCGCTCAACAGCAGCAGAAACAGCTCCAACATGGTCCAAGTTATCGCCTTCTGCATAGGCTAATAGATTTTGTTTAGCTGCATAATTTGCATCGTTCAATAATCGGATAATAATTTCCGAAATTACATTTAAAAATAAAGTAACAGGATCGCCCTCTCCCAAGGTTCGCCCTGTTATTGTTGTGTAAATATCAAATACCTTCTGTTGAACGTGTTCTTTATCTGTGTTAAAAAACTCAACATTAGGTAAATCAGATAATCTCATACAGTCACCATCACTTTCGGAATCAACGCCCCATTTTGTGTGGCGGTAAATGATATATCACTAATTTTGGCACGTGGTTCATACCGTTTAATTTGTTGGAATATGTCGTTAGATAGATGAGCTTGCGCCTGATGGATAGGCATATCAATAATGCGACCATCAATACCAAACTCCCTATCTAGTGGCACGCTACCACGAACAGTAGAAATAATCGTTTGCACATTCTGCAAAATCTCAGCGACTTCACTTTCAGGTGCTAGCGATATCCTATTGTCAGTTACTGGTTTAATTTCATACGTTGCTGACATGGCTAGAACCTCCTCAATATCGTATTAACTTTATTGAACTTCTGACCATATTGATTTAGCATGGACTTTTCTTCTACTGTATTATTATCCGAATATTCCTCAAGAGTTAGAGAAACCTCAATAGATTGAGTCTTACCGTATGCATCCGTGAATAAGCTATCCTCGCTCATAGACATGATGACAAAGTAGTTTTGACTAACAGGTTTACCACCGATAATAAACGGTAATACAGCCCCCATATCGCGATAATTTCGCAATTTCTTAACAGTACTATCTGGAGATTGTCCAAGTGATGCAGAAATAAGAATCTTACATGTAATTTGTTCCACATCAGGTCCGCTAAATTGTTTGACAGGCTTTTCTAACATCAAATTGTGCTTTTCCCATCGAGCACTACCTGAACGCGTTACATCCGATACAGTAAGAACATTATCTAATGCGGTATAAAATACTATATCCGCCAAATAACCGATATACATCTATACCTCCTATTCTGGTCCTGATGTTGTAGAACCACCAGACACTACACCGCCATGCACATGATGAACTAAGGAAATACCATTGACCACTACATCCCCACCGCTTGAATTAATTGATAAAGTACCTCCAACATTAAGAGTCATATCTCCAGGAACAGTAAGCACACGTTTACCATTATCCGCACCGCCTGGAGTCGGATCCGCACTACTAAAGAATGTGCCAATAATGAATCCATCGGAAAACCCACGTCCGGACCGATTAGGCAACATAATGCACAATACCTGGTCATCAATAGCCGGCATCCAATAGTCCTTATCATGTGCTGCACCTCGATTAATGACAGATAATGGCGCCGTTACAACACCTTCTCTGTCTAGGCGTGTAACAACGGCTTTACCTTCTTCAGGAATTGTACTTGAAACATTTCCAATAAATATCATATCCACTAATGTGGATAATATGTCAGTAGCCATTTAAACACCTCCTTACATCAATCGACGTTGAATAATTGGCCCCTAATGTATGCGTTGCTTTAGTAATTAAATAATTACCATCGAACACCCCAAATCCTTCGAGATTAACCGTAACCGATGCCATAATAAGAGGATTGCCAGGAAAACTAAAAGACATTGTATCGGCTTCTTTATTGGCTTCTCTTAGCTTCTTTTTAGCCAATCTCTTTGCCTCAGCCTTATCTTTAACCTGTTCATTAACCTCTAATACAGCAAGGTACGTGTGACCCTTACGGTCAGGATCTTCGAATGTATCCTCGATAACGGATTTCTTATCCTTATCTGTATATTTCACATGGCATGCTCGATATACTTCACGAGTTTTACTTTTGTACGAATAAGATAAGGCTCTAGTAATAATCAAAGGCGGTTGCTCGCCTTCCTTCGTCTGTACAGGTTGATATTGGCCACCTGGTCTACGAATTATAACTTTAGGCTTCACGTTTTCGTATTTGTAATCATCGAATATAATCAACTGTTCAGTGGATACCTTAAGAGAAAACCCCGCATCATTGCATAGTTTCTGCAAGAATGCGAGGTCTGATTCAGCACTTTGTGATGCATCTTTTAACGGTGGGTCAAAATCCGCATCCCATACTAGCTTTAATTTATTATCTTTTGCTTTCTCGGTAGCAATCGCTTTAAGCGTTGTAGTTTTCCACGATTTGTCTTTCTTTTTCTCCCGCAAGTCAGTACTACCGATAATAGCGACACCTTTGATTTTAACTACATCAGGAAGGCTACTGCCCTCGAATTCATCAATTTCAAATTTGCCGATTGGCAACGTAAATTGTTCATCCCCTAATTTCTCCCATGCTACGGTATTAATAGCGACTTCTAGTAATGATCCTTTCACAGGATACCAATCACCAACCCATAGACTGCCCCTATCTTCTAATGAAATAGCCACGTCATCTACAGTTCCTGAAAGGTTATCTGTGAAAGTTACATCAAGAAGGTATTTACTAATATCGTCGGTGATGTCCTTTGACTCCTTACTCCCCCAATGTTGGTAACCA